GCTCTTATTGCGATTGTAGACAAAACAGGCGACGTTCTTTTGATCGCTGCCTGCAAACGTCCTTTAGGTGTGAGTTACAAGGCTCGAATGCGCACCTGGAGGGAATTATATAATTAAAACATGTTCCTTATGACATCCCGGGGACATGTACACATTCTGAGCGGCGGGGAACTCGCTATAGGGATCTCAACTTGTGACAGATTGGTTCTTCTGTCACGTTGTATTTATGGACCACTAAACATTTTACATATACATATAATAATTTTACATATTTTACATTACATAATTTAACAAATATGAGGCCACATTCCACTGAACAGAATGTTGGCTTCGAAGAACACGAACGTGAGAGCGTCGAAGTTACCCGAGGTATGGCCGATCCGTTGGCAACGTTGCCTTTGGCAAAAGACGCGACTCTTGGCGAGTTCTTGTCACGTCCAGTGCGTATTTACGAAACGTCTTGGACCCCAACCACGAATGTTCTGGCTACCATTTACCCATGGGGTTTGTTCTTTTTAAACCCTAGAGTGGAAAACAGAATAAACAATTTCAAACTTTTACGTTGCAATCTTTGTGTCAAGGTAGTCATTAATGGCAACTCTTTTTACTATGGTAGGTTGATGGTGAATTACAATCCCATGGGTGATAGAGATACGTTCCTTAAATTGCCTGATGGCAATTTTGAGAATCTTATTCGACTTTCACAAAGACAGCATTTGATGTGTGACCCCTGCACTTCTACGGCTGGGTGCCTCGAATTACCTTTTCTTTATGATAAGGAATTTTTTGATGTCACTCAACTTGACACTGACACGCAGGAGATTGGTTCTTTGTCACTTTCCACCCCTGTTGGTCTTAGGATTGCTTCTGAGACTCTTGGCACTGCTCCGGTCACGGTGAGCATATTCGCTTGGGCGACTAATGTTGTCACAGGAGGATTGACACATACGAATTTGAACAATCTCACACCCCAGGCTAGTCCAGTTAACGACGAGACGGGTCTCAAACTTAGTGGCATTGCCCATACTGTTAGCACGTTTGCCTCCAAATTTGGTAGTTTTCCATATATAGGTTCTTACGCGAAAGCTACAGAATTGGCAGCGGCTGCAGTTGGAAACATAGCACTGGTTTTTGGATTCTCTAGACCTGCATTGGTTGAAGAGCCTATGCGTTATGAGCCCAGGCCTGTGTCGTCTTTGGCAACTTGCATTGGTCAGGATAATTCAGTTAAGCTCACTACAGATCCGAAACAAGAAGTTACAATTGATCCCTTGGTATGGTCTGACCCATCTGAGGACCAACTTAGCATCGTTGATGTGGCATCTACCTGGTCAATTTTGGATAAATTCATTTGGACAGCTGCTGACCATCCTGGAGATATGCTTTTTAACACTCTTGTGGATCCTTGTATTTATCATGATCCTGCTGGTCTCAATCCACAAATTTATCCCACTGCGGTTTGCGCGGTTACTATACCTTTTAAGTATTGGTCCGGTTCTATTAGGATTAAGTTGGATATTGTAGCTAGTGCTTATCATAGGGGTCGATTGGCAGTTGTGTACGATCCGCATCAAACTCCTGATGTTTTTGAAGCAAATACCAATTACATGGAGATCATTGATATATCCGATTGTAGGCGTACTGAGTTTACCATTTCCAATACACAACCACAATCGTTGAGGTTGCATTACAAACCGAAGCTTTCCGATGGGGCCTTTGCTGGCGCTGCGGGCGGTTATTCTAGTACTACCAGGATAACTGAAAACATGATAGCAACCGCTGGTGACATTGGCAATGGCACTCTTAGCATTTTCGTTGTTAATGAGTTGACTTCTCCAAATGCAACATCGCCTGTCATTGAGACTATCGTTTCTGTTTGTGCTGCTGATGATTTCAGGGTTTATGATCCGAATGAAGAGCTGTACAACTATAGTTGTTTTGTGCCCCAGTCTAGTTTATTAGAACCCGTTTCAGTTGACATTGAAGAGGTTTCTAAATTTTCTTTCGGGGTGCGAGGTTCTAACGACTCGTATCCTGACGTCTATATTGGTGAGCGAATCCTTTCCATAAGATCTTTGATGAAAAGGTATATTGCTTACATGACGTTGTCACAAACTGGCGAACATACGAACACGAATTTGGTGCGCTTCAAGCATGCCATGTACCCATTGATGTATTTATGGGGTGATGACACTGTTCACCAAGCTGGCAGTGGCGGCATCAATTACGTCGGCCACACATATTTATCTTATTTTAGGACTGGATTTGCAGTCCTCCGCGGAGGGATAAGATGGAAAGTTACTCCGCTATATGCACCGCTTTTGACAGGAATGGCTCAAGCTAGTGTTATTTGTTTATATGACGTCACTTTTACTGAGATGGCTGACGTTGTTATGCTTAACGGGGTAAATTCCCTTCCCAGGAGCGGTTTAATTGCCAATCGGCATACAGCAAATGGGGAAGCCATCACAGTAAGCGATGTCAATGGCACATTAGAATTTGAGGTTCCGTACCATTCGAACCGCAAATTCGTAGTCGGCAGTAGTTCTGAGGAAACAAAGACTGCTGCCGTCTTGTCTGGATTCCAAGTCACAGGTTGTGACCAATCACTCGGTAGGTATGTACAATTGTACAATGCAGCCTCTGAGGATACAACCCTTGGACATTTTATTGGTTTCCCAGCATTGACGTATCACGCTGCCATACCGGCAGTACCTGTAGTTTAACTATTCGGTGCTTTGCTAGTTTACTCACTGAATTAATCGATCAGTTTGGAAGGACTTAGATACCCTGGCTGGACTGTCAGGACTCGGAGCGTTCGAGTTTTAAAACGTTCCATATTC